GAGAGGGCGTCGGCAACAGGGCAAGGAGCATGAGGAGGAAAAGGTATCGTTTCATCATGGTGCCTTATATGCGGCCGTTGCGCTAGACCATGCGCCAAGCGGACCATCAAGTTCATTCCAGATAAACTGAACCGCTGAAGTGTTGGGGTTATAATAAATTCCCCATCCGTTATTCTCGTCACTTTGCGAGAGGTCGAAGTATCCATCGTCCTCTGTAGCCGAAACCCCGTAGTATGAAGAACTCGTAGGATCAGTCACTGTTCCGACGCCTACCGATACCACGTTGAACACGAGGCCGTTGGAAGTTGCAGGCGTGACACTCGATGTGGTGAACGTCGTGCCCGATGCCTGAGTCTGATTTTCCAACTTGCTTGACTTGTCGTATGGTACCGTTGCCGCTCCTGTCACGTCGAACAGAAGGTAGTCCTGGTTGTTTTGTGCATCCAGCGATACGGTGATCACGTTCGATCCTGCCGTAGTATTGGCCGAGTCAAGGATTGAGGCGTAATACATCTGACCAGCATCATCATCCTGGGCGGCTACCCTTGATGTCCACGCGGCGGTATTGGCCCCGGTCGAAGCGATACCTGATATGGCACCAGCAGTTGCCATAAGAATCTGCAAGTTGCCCTTCGTGACAAATTGCGTGACGCTGCTCGTCGTACCAGAGCCGACGAACATGCTTTGAATAGCTATCACCCTAATCCCTGCCGCAGGTGCCGTCCCTGCCGATGCCGCTTTGAGGGCCACGGCCATGTTGATGTAATTCTCGGGATCACCAGTCACCGTACATGCCGGATTAATAGGTGACGTAGAGGCGTATACGCGATACTGAGCATAGGAACCGTCGTAGGAATTTGTGCTGCCGGGTACGAGGCTGAAACCTGTACCCGCCGTCATTCGCTGAGACAAGGCTGTCGCAGAATCCTGCCAACCGACCATGTAGATAAGGTCCCCTGTTTGTGATGGCGTCATGGAACCAGCAGTTAGGCTCGTTCCCGCCACCACGTTAGATGTCGAGGCATCTACCGGACTTGCTGAGGCTACATTGTAAAATTCCGTGATCTTGAACGCCGTCCAGTTTGACGCCACGGATAAGGTTCCCGTGATCTTGCGTGGGCCGTTGGTGATATTCGGTTTCACCCACAGGGCATGTGTCTGCGTGTTGGTCGCATCGTAATATGTTATCGTGGGCGATCCGTAAGAATTGCTCTTGTCGTCGGAGATAGTATTGGTCGCTGTTCCGCTCCAGGTTGCGGCAACGATAAGGCAATTACCTGATAGGACGGGGTTCGCCAGTCTCACCGATCGTATCGTGGTTCCTGTCCCGCTTTGTTCGGCCATGTTGGCATCCCGGTGCTGAACGTATACAGGGGTTGCCGTTGCCGTGGAATTGTTCGTTACCGACACATTGGTTGTGTACGGGAGATAAGAACCTCCACTACTGACAAAGTTGCCAGCGCCGCCTATTTGGGAAATCGTCACAGTGGCTCCAGAAGCAATTGCGGGGCCTGAGATAGTATATGTGATCGTGTTTGTCCCATCTCCGGTTATGGGACCAGTAGCTAAGACATAGTTGCCTGCGACAGATAAGGCTATGGTGTCCGCCGATCCATAATCTACGGCAACACTAAAGACGAGAACGAGTGTCGTCCCTGCCGATGGGATAGTTGCTGATACAAGAGTAGGTGCGCTTCCAGTAGTAGTCCCATTCCACGCACTAACAGCCTTACCGTCCCATGCTGATATGACTTTTCCATCGACAGTAAAAGCGTTTGCCGCCCAAGGGATAACTAAGCATAGGAGCGCGAGAAGCAGCGTCTTTCTCATTGAATGGTCCCCACATCGAGGCTCGGAATGAGTTCAAGAACAGTCGTGCTCGACGCCACTCCTACTCTCTGTATGAAGTGACCAGATGTCGTCGGCTCCGTAGTGGTGAGAAGCCCTGCCGTCCCATCACTCACGTAATAGATGCCGCCCTGAGTCAAGCCGGTTGTGGTGTATTTCCCCATTTTCCGGCATACCGTGGTTGAGATAGCCACGCACACGGCAGGAAGGGTTGAGGCCGAATCAGCTTTGGCAAGGGCAAGACCTGTGCTTGAATTGATGTAATAGGCGCTGCCGGCTGACAGAGATGTCCCGGTGATGACAAACTGCCCGTCCACATAGGCGTCGGTCGAAACCTTCGTGTCGTTGCTATTTGCTGCCTGAGTGGTCGCCGTCTCACCGTTTGGCAAAGCCCCGTTGAGGGTGAGCGTACCAGCCGTGTCGGTTAGTCCCGTGCTGATGGTTCCGTTGACCACGGCTCCAGAAGAGTTAAAATAGAGAAAATGGCTGTTTGTAAGGGCTGAACCGTCCAGTAGGCTGTATGTATTTCCGTCGGACCCCAAGGCATGCGAAGAGTCTTTGGTCCCAGTCCACAGTCCGTAAATGTCTGCTGCAGCCGCTATAGAAGGCACACCGGTTGCCGTCGTATTCTTGACAACACCGGTTCCCAAACTAGACATCAAGACGCCATTGATCCCTTTGACCGTCATAGCCAGGGACCCGGCAGTGTTGGTCGCATCTCCGGTATGGGCCGGTTGAGCCGCCGTGGGAAGGGTGGTCTGAAGACTCAAGGTGCCCGAGGTATCGTACAGGATACCTGTAGCGGCTGCCAAGGTAGGAACGGTAACGTTATTTATCTTGGCAACAGTAGTTGCGCCCTGCGTACCCGTCACATCCCCTGCTACGGCCTCAGAGGATATGAGTCCCCATGACGGGGTTGTTCCAGATTTCAGAACAGATCCCGTAGCCACAGTTGCGAGTCGTGCAGGGGCACCCCCTGTATCTCCTACGATGATGTCGCCAACATTAGTCATGGGGTTTGTCAGGGCTGAGCCTACCGCACCGTAAGGACCGACGGTTGAACCGTTTATGTAGGCGTAAAGGCCGCTGGTAGTCGTCCAAACATCCCCATTGTTCGGAGCCGCTGGTGCAGAGCCGTGAGGCATATTAAGACTTGCCCCGCCACTTGCCGAGGTTGCCGTAACGATCTTGTCGCCAGAGGTATACCACCCCGTGAGGGCCTTCATGGCTGCATAGCTGGCCGCACTGACGAGGCTAAGCCCATTGGCCGAGGGAGCTGCCCCGGCAAACGAGGTGAGGTTGGCCGATAGAGGCTGACCACCTATCGATACCAGGGCCTGTCCCGCCGTCTCTCCCGAAAGTGTCTGGAAGAACGCCGAGGGAGGCATCCCGGCATAAGCGCCGAGGTTGGCGCTGTACGCCTGTACGTTCGTTCCCGGGACAAGGCTCAGGTCCGTCCGCATCTGGGAGAAGGTGTGACCTGCCATCGTCACGGCATTAGCACTGAAGCCGAGGAAGGTGAGCGTCTGAGCCGCAGAATACCCACCAAACACACCATTGTTGTTGTACTGGATGTAGGTATTGTTGCCGCCAGGAGAGGTAGCGCCAGTCCCTGCGGTAAAACTACAGGACCCCGGAGCCGTGCAGTACAGATACCCCGCCGTTTCTGTGATAGTCGTATCCCACGCGGCACCTCCGGACACCGTGACGATTCCAGTCCCGACCGGATAGGACGTGAAAGCCGCTATGGCACTATGGATTGCCGCATCGATGAGGGTAAAGTTGTTCGACACGGCAGGGCCCCAGAGCGAAGGAGCATCCCCCTGAGCCGGCACGAACAGGTTGTAGTACGTCGTGTAGGTCCCGGCATTGAGACAGGCAGGGAAGATAAGCGCCAGGGCCATCAAGATTGAGAAGAACTTCTTCATCGTGTCCTCCCTACTCCGACAGGATCAGGAGTTTCACGTCATTAAGGGCTGACAGGTTAGTACCGTCCGGGATCTCAAGGGGAACTTTTGTCTGAACATCTTCAGGAAGACCCCACAGATAGGTAGGCTTCACGGTAAGTGAGGCCGCAACGCCAGTCCCCGAGGTCCATGTTCCCGCAGTAACCGCCTTGGTCTTCTGATACCAGTTCGTCGGCTGCCACTGAGTCGTGGACCCGACGGTCATGCCGATCCCGCCTATGGGCCACGTCGCCGAGGTCGTGGAAAGCGTTACCGATGGCATGAATCCCGGCGTGCTCCACAGGAGGGGTTGCTTCACGAGTGCCGCTGAAGCCGCATGGGTGTAGACCTGAGACGATGACGCGGCCGAATCCTCCTCGATGAACCGGTCATAGAGAAAGCCTGCCGCCGGCTTCTTGAGATAATTGAAGACGATGGTGGCCGTTGCCGCATCCCAATTGGCCGTGGTGACGACGCTCATGGTCGTCGCCGCAGGGCTGGTATTCGTCCAGTCGAGGGCGTATTCTCCCGCAACTGTTGTTTCCCCTTTCTGACATGGCTTCGGCGCGCTTACCGTCGTGCTGAGTTTGAGACCTACCATAAGGCCGCACAGAAAACCCGTCCCTACGCTGATGAAACTAATCGTGTCTGGAGTGCCCGCCGTGAACGTGATACCGTTGGTTGTGGTAGCCCCGGCGGCCATCGTCTCACCCTCAACGAGGTTGTCGAAGACTTCCTTCCACGCCTGGGTAATGTAGGAAATAGTGATGGTTGTGTAGCTGTCGGCATCCAGAGACGTAATGGTGGCTCTCGTCCCCGGGGTTCCAGACTGCATGTCGATGCTGATGGTCTTGGTGACGGGGTTCAGTCCCTTCGGCAGGAGTCCGAGCGCCTGGTTCGCGTTCGAAGCATAGATCGGCCATGCCATCGGGTACTTCGTCGTGCCCGTGTCGTAAGTCGTGCCTGCCGTCATGGTGACTACTTCTTCGAATACCACCAAAGGCGCCGGCGCAAACACCCTCATCTTCTTGTTCGTGTAGTCATACTTGAAGACGTATCCCGCAGGGTTCTCCGGAAGAATAAGGCTCACCGGCCCCGCGGGAAGACCGAAAAGAACGTTGGGGTCAAACGCTTCACCGCCGTAGGAGTAAGAACTGTCCATGGCAATCGAGGCAAGGATCTGCTGTCTCTTTCCGACGACGTCATAGTCTTTCGTATTTACCGAGATTCCCATGGCAGCCCTCCCCTAATTGCCCCAAGCGATGAATGATCCGCTCTTGTTGGCCACCGTGACGATGGTAATGCTGCCACCTGCGAGTGGGAAAGACTCGTTGACAACAGGCGCAGACGTGATGACTGCCGACCCCCATTCCTGAATGATGCAACCGTCGATGTGGTTCAGACCGGTAGCAATCTCTCCCCCCGTCGAGCCACTGTCACTGACGTAGGTACCCGTGACAACCTCATGGGTCGACATTATGTCGTGCTGGTACGTGACTGTGAAAGCCATTTCGCACACCTCCTGAAGGGAGGAGCCCCTTACGAGCCCCTCCCGCATAATTCTTTAGTCCTGCGACAGATACACAGGACAGTACTTCGTGTTGACGGACGCATAGGAGTAGGACTGTCCGAAGAGTCCACCGAGATAGTTGGCCGCGATCTTGTAACTGCCCGCCGTAGCCGACATCTCGAGCACCCCGCCGAGCGCCGTGTTTCCCGTGTTCAGGGCTATTGCCTCCCCCCCGGTCTGCGCCCAGTAGTAGTAGGCTGCCGTCACCGCTATCGGAGCGACACCGGCGAAGAAGCCCGCGACTGCGGCCGTCTCCGTCACGCCGTTCCACGGGTTAGGAACCAGGGACACGCTGTCAGTCGCAAGGACCGCCACTCTTATGGGCTCGCGCAAGCTGATGTTGATTGCCGCACTGCCGGTCGTGCTGGTCCCATGTGACGATATCCTGTACTGCTCGCCCGCCGTACCGGTAGATGTGTCGTACACCTGAAGAAGACCGTCATCGTACTCATTCGCAGTGACAGCTTCAGCCCCGAGGGTCACACTGATCTCCCGGACCCCTACCGCAGCCGCAGCCGGGGTGAGGGCGATGTTGACCGTGCCGGCGTTTGCCCCTGTCCCCACTTTCCCGGCAACAAGGGCGGTTGCTCCCGCCCTGGCGTACCGGAATTTTCGCCCGTCGTCGTCGATCCTCAGCATCCCGAACCGGTGTTTCTTGGTAAGGGACTGCTCATAGATGCTCTGTTGAAACGAGGTAAGTAAGCCTCCCATATTGCACCCCCTCTATGCCGTGAGGAAGATCGGGCAATACTTGCCGTCCGCCGCCGCGTAACCATATGTCTGACCGAGGACACCACCCAAGAAGTCACCTGCCGTGATAAAGGCGCCTGCGGTCGAGCAGAGCTCGATACAGGTCCCAAGGGCAGTCACGCTCTTGTTGAGGGCTACCGCCTCTCCGTGCATCTGATCCCAGAAGTAGTAGCCACTCGTCACCGCGATACTCGGCACGCCGGCGAACATCTCTGCCGCTGCCGCGCTCTGAATCACCACCGACCACGGATTCGGGATAAGCGACCACGTATCGGTTGATATGATGGCCACTCTGATGGGCTCTCTCAGAGAGACCGAGATGGCTTCCGACCCTGCCGCCGATACCCCATGGCTCGAGATGCGGTACTGGGTGCCGACGGTGCCCGCCGCCCCATCGTAAACCTGCAACCAGCCATCGTCGTACTGGCTTGCCGTGCAGACCGTACCCCCAAGGGTGAAATTGACCTGCTTGTCTCCGACAGCCGCCGCACCAGCCGCCGCCACGGTCTGCTTGATGTGGTTCGTGATGCCGGGAGCCGCAGTTGTCATCTGTCCGGCAAGGAGCGTCCCGCCTGCTTTCGCATAGCGGAAGATCCTGCCGTCGTCCTCGATCCGGATGGTTCCGAGTCTATGTTTCTTCGTCGAGGACTGGTCGTGAATTCCCTGTTGAAAAGATGTCAGTAGACCTCCCATGGTCCACCTCCCTTAAGCCGTCAGCCCGGAATGACGGATGTGGGCCTTCCGGTTGCTGTTGATCAAATTGCCGTGCCAGAAGATCTTCATCGACTTGGCCGGCTGGTTTGCGACGATGAGGGACACCCACGGGAACCTCTGGAAGAAGCCGTCGGTGTGGATCGCCCATCCGATGTAGTTCTTGTTCAGGGCGTAGAAATTGCCCGAACCGGCGTAATCGTCGACCGCGAGTAGCATCCCCTCGAACCACAGGTTGACAAAGCCCGCCTTCACGGTGTCGGTGTCCTGGGTGAATCTCTGCTGGACCTGTAGTCTGCCCGCGATGACGTTGTAGAGCGTCTCCGTGGTGAGCCCCACGTCCGGCTTGCCCTCGGCGCTGTCGTTGATCTTGGCCGTCGACCGCATGGTTCTGATCACGTCGAGGCTGATCGACTCCGCGGTGGTCGTGGTCCTTCCGGTCCATGGCTTCGTCCCGTCGCTTGACACAACGGTGTCTTCCGACAGGGACTCATAGGCCAGCGTCGTGGTCGTGCCGGTTGCCGCATTCAAGCCGGTGATTTCTTCGGCGCCGTCGGCCGCGGAATTGTAGATGTTCTCCGCGAGGAGCCTGCGGGCTTTCTTCTGTGCGCCTTTTGCCTGGGCAAGAATAAGCTTCACCTTCGCCATCTCGCCGTTGTTGCTGATCTCATCGACCATGTGGATGGTGCCGCTGCCGTAGACGTGCTTCCATTGGGTGTATGCGGCGTTGATGATTTCTCTCTGGTCGCTGTTGAGAGCCGTTCCCTTGGTGAAGAAACCGCCCGGAGGAAGATCATAGTCGAGGTTGATCCTGATCCGGTCTCCGCCTTCGGGCCGGTCGAAAAGTCCCATCTTCTTGTCCATGAAGTAGTTCAGGAAGAAGGACTCCTTGTAATAAATGTCGACTGCTTCCTTCGTAGCGAAGTAATCGTTGGTCACTGATTGAACTTCTGTGAATGTCCAGGCCATGTTTGGCCACCTCCTGCCTTAGAATCGGCGGAAGCTACCGGCCGGCTCCTGCCCGTTGTCGCTCCAAATGGCGCTGAAGGACAATGTCGTCTGCCTGCCTTCCGCTCGCGTTTTTCAAGTCATCGTCTGTTGAGCCGCTGATGACCGGAGCCGTACCGCTCGCATGGGTCACCGTGGCATGTCCTTTTGCCTCGAATTCCTTTCTGGTCTTCTCGACGGCCTCTTTCACCGCCTTCTCCGTGGCTGCGGTGATCCTCTTGTCGAGGGTCATGGCCTCGTAAGCGGAAATTGCCGTCGTGTGGAGGGGGTTCTCTTCCATGAACTTCTTGATCTCCCCCTTGTCCCACATCTCTTTGAAGTCGGGATGGTCTTTCTGGTAGCCTTCGAGCGCCTTGGTGATGGTCTCGACCTGAGTGTTGACCTGCGTCTGCTGGGCGGCCTTCTGTGCCTTGGCGTCCATGATCTGAGAGGCTTTGTACGTCGCCTCCGCGACCACGTTAGCGTTGTAGCCGACAGGATCGTCCTGCATCCATTCGAGGATCTCGTCCTTCGACATCTTGGACGTGTCCTTAAAGGGCAGTTCCTCGACTTTCGTCTCTGGGACAGGGGCCGGTTGGGCCTTCGCCGCATCCTCTAAGGCCTTCGCCCGTGACTCTGCCGCTATCCTGGCCTCGCGCTCTTTGGTTACCTCGTCCCTTGCCGTGTCTCTTGCTGTCTTCAGCCTCTGCCATGCAGGGTCTTTGTGGTACGGCTGAGGGACATCTTCCTCCGCTCCCGCTTCCTTCTTCTCAGGTTCCTCTTTGTCCTTGGCACCAGCGGTATCGCCGCCACTCGCATCCCCGAGGGGGGTGTCATCAGGTTCATCGGATACCTGGTCGATGGAGGTAGACGATGTCTCCATCACCGCATTCAGTCCGGCGTCGCGGAAGTCTGCGGTTTCTTGTTTAGCGTCCTGGGTTTCTTCGGCCATTTGTGGCCTCCTTTGGTAGAATAAAAAAGCCCCTCAAGGAACCGACTCTAAGTCCGGCTCCGAGAGGGGCAATGTGCCCGTGTCGGCTTTCCTATCCGTGCATCACAGTGAGGGGCGGATAGGCGTTAGTTGTCGCTTATGCTCTACTTCATGTCTGAACCTCCATGGATCTGGACGTAAATAGAAGCTACCATCCCACAGACACTAACGGCCAAGATGGCGATCAGGGCATATGGTTCTATCTGGAAAATGAAACTGAAAAAGCTATCCATCACACCGCTTCCCCCTTCTCTTTCAGCAGCGCCTCCAATATCCCGATCATGCCTTTCAGACCCCTAATAATGGCATGGATGAGGAGGCGCGACTCAGAGGTCATCTAAATTTTCTCCTCCACCACGGGCCAAGAGGTGGAAGCAGGTGGCCTTCCCACCGTACTTCCTCTTTCGGTTCGTCAAGACTTGCTGGAGGCATCACACGGATGATGGCTATTTTAGATACATCGACGAACATTTTTGAGTTCTGGCCTTGAAGAGTCAGGGTTTTGTGAAATGGCCCTTCTTCCGGAAGGACTGTGCCCCCGCAGAAAGAACCGCCTGTAGTCCAGACCATTAAGACTTTGCCCGTCATCTCGTCTATGGTCATACCTCGATCCTCTCCCGCTCCATCTTCTGTCTCAAGAGCCTGGCCGCCATCCTGTCCTCGTCGAATTCAGGCTCCCGCCTCCTCTCTTCCCCTGGTTCCATGTGCCTGATGCCTTCCTTCTGCATGAGGATGCGAAGGTTCTCCCGGGTCGGCGACTTCATGAAGGCCTGGACGTGAGGCTTGGTTGACTCCTTGTCGACCACGTCTCGGATGCTATTGATCCATTCCGCGGTATCGGGCAGCCTCTTCCCGGCCGAATTGCCGAAGAACTTGTGCATGTCGGCGCCACATTCAGGGCAGGGGATAGTCTCGACGTCCCGATCCACGATGGATTCGGCAATGGTGGAGCAGTCCGAGCAGACGAAGTCAAAAAGTAGCATTACCGAACCACCTCTATACCGTTGTTGGGCGTGTCTATCAAAGCCGGTCCCGCCTGTGCCGTGTCAATGATCTGCTTCTCTACCGACGTGAGAGAAGCCTTTATTAGTTCCCTTGCCATGAGGGGGTTCATCCCCTTCCATGTCGTGTTGACGACGCCATTCTCACCAATCCAGATACGTACTTCCATTCCTTCCGGCATACTCCTCCTCCTTTGTTCTCTCCGGCCTATTTCGGTCCCCTGTTCATTGCCGCCTGGTACATATGGAAAAGGTGCTTCTTGGGCTTCTTAACATGCATGGGCAGCCCCTTGCTCTTAGCGCCTTCATCAACCCATCGCTGGGCGATCTCAGGGTGCTTGGCCCACATGAAACGACGCTGACTCTCTGACGAAAATGGCATGGCGTAATCTCCCTGTTGAGTTAGTTATTCCCCGTAAATATTTGATACTCCTCAAGATGGAAATACCCGCGACACGATTTTATCCCGGTGCGATCTCTTTCAAGCATTGAAGCAACCAAGTCGAGAAGATACTGCTTTGCCTTTTTTTCTTTTATGGCCTTTTCCTGTTCTACTACACCTGATATCTGTTGCAGTTCCTGTTTGGTCAAGGAGGCCGTTGAAAAAGCGTGCACGTAGTACCATTTTCTGTTCTTCGCTCGGCATTTAAAACTGACGAAATAGGTCAACTTGAGAGCGTTATTGATAAAGTGCCAACCTGCAGGCGATTGTATGGCTTTCGACAACTGTTCCCGGTCAACGTCCATGCCTATGTCTCCTTATCATTGTCGCTCTTTACCCCGTTAATCTGTCCCTTCTGTATGTCCACAGCCACCTTGGCGGCATCTACCCTTCTCTGCTTGTGGGCGTCGTGGATGTCCGCCACGGCCTCGGCTCTCTTGATGACGAGGTTCTCCTTGTCGAGCTCAATTCCGGCCGCTATCTTCGCCTGGGCCATCTTCTCGGTGTTGATCTGCTCTGCTATCAGGGCCGTCTCGGCCCGTGCCTTCTTGGCTTGCTCGCCCTTCAGCATGGCATCGGCCTGTTCCTTCACGTTCGTCTGTGCCTGTGGCTGTTGTCCCGTGAGCGCCCGTTGAAGTATCTGCATGAACGGCGGTATCTTGCCGGCCTTCTTCGCACGCTCGAACATCTTCGGGTCCATCTTGGCAAGCGTGCCAATGGCGTCTATCAATCCAGGGGGACATCCTATCTCTTTAAGCTCATTGAGGAGGCTCGACAGCGGGCCTTGTTTCATTCTCTGGATGATCTGCTGCTTCCCTGAGTAGTCGAGCTTCTCGAGGAGGGCTTCTTTATCAATCGCTCCCATCTTCGCAAGTTCCAGGGCTTCCTGACGCTGCTGAACCTTGGAGACGGGCAACGTCGAACCGGTGACGAAGGTAAGATTCGAGGGGATGATAAGGTCCTTCCCGCGGATTGCTTTGCTCACCTTGTCGCCGTTCGAATTCGTGTAGGCAAGCCACCTTTCCGTTGCGCCTTCCCCTTCGTTGTAGAAGTTCTGTGCGCAGCTCATATACATCCTGCCCGTCTCACGAATGAGATAGCCGTAATTGCGGGTCTTGCCCCGCATCATAGTCGACGCCCGCTCCATAAGGGCAGCAAGGGCCTTGAACGCAAGCTGGCCATTCGTATTCTGTGCCTGGTCGAGTTCGAACGTGCCGGCCACGAGAAAGAAGAGGTCCTTGAACAGGGTGATGTACGCGCTGAGGTCCTGGTTCATCGGGGGCTGTTCAAGCCACCTTATCGCCTGGGCCTGTTCCGCGTTCGAGGGGTTGACTACCGTGGCTTCATTCGTAAATTCATCGTTCGACACCCCGGACGTGATCGGGTTCATGACTTTCATCCTGGCGCCGATGTCTTTGTAGTAGATCAACTGACTGATGATTTTGTCGAGTTCACGGACGAGTTCTTCTACCTGCTGCAAGTCGCTCTCTCCCCATGCCGAAGAGGTGTCGTCAATCGAGTTGGCCAACGCGACGGGAAAACGGTCCCACAGGTATGTCTGTCTGGCAAGGTCTTCTTCAAGGGCAGGGCTGATATTCGGGTTGCTCTTGTCCTGGAGGACAACCTTGCCTGCGGAGCACACCTCGACGTAGCGGATATTGCCCTTGTACAGATCGTTGTCTTCCTTATCCTTCCGGTAGTCATGGCAGTAACACCGCACCAGGAGGGTCTTGTCGTCCTCTCCGTCGAAGAGCATCCCGCCGAACTTCGCGTAGACGGTCTTGATTGTGTTGAGGATCTTGATCATCATGGTCGGTCCGCCCTCGCGGGTAACATCCGAGTTGACGTCCCGCCGCTCGTCGCCCATCTCTTTGAGGACTTCGCCGTCAGGCTTGATGTCCTTAGCCTTGTCTGGGTAGAGGCGCCTGAGACTGCGCACGCTCATGGGCTGCCAGACAAGAAAGGCCTCGCATCCCTGCAGGTCCAGGGGATCGCAGAGTTCCAGTGGCCACCATCCGAAATGATAGGGGTCGAGGACGTGCGTTTCTACCTCGCCGTAGCCCTTTTTGAGACGCCGGTTGAAGCATACCTCTACGCCTGTGATGCCGTAAATCTCTCCGGTCCGGACTGCCCGGGCGTACCGATGCTGCTGCTCGGTCTCGTTCCACCAGTGCTCGGACTGATGAAGCTGGTCTTCGAGAACGTCTTCCTGTTCAGGCTGCAACTGCCCCTCGGCGTGGACGTTGAAGGTCGGGTCGTTGTCGGTGAGGACGTTGACTGTGCGCTGAATGTGTGTGTGGGTGAGGTTGATGGACGCGAGCTTGATGTTGCTGACGTTCTTTGCCTGCCAGTGGAGATTCTTGACGAGTTTGTAGAACTTCATCCAGAGGTCGTGCAAGCCTAACCTTTTCTTCTCCTCGACGATCTTCCGCCACATCTCCATAACGGCCTCGCCCACAGCCTTGGGGTCTGACTTGGCAGGGAGCAGCTCGTAGTCTTCGGGAGAATCTTTTATTGCTTCGGGCTCAGGCACTTATGCCCTCCTGAATACGATCTGCGCGTCGTGGTCGACGGACTTCAGCCGGTCTCTCCACACAAGCCTGTTGAAGTACTTACAGGCCCTGAGCGTGTCCACAACCCATTTCCTTCGGACGGGAGCGTACCACTTCTCGACTACGGCATCGAGGTCGGCATAGCTGAAACTCACTTCTTCTTGTCCTCCGCTGCCTTGTCGGCATACTGCTCGTCGGTCTTGAACTGCGTGCATTCGGACCCCGTGCAGTCGCCAGTAGGCTGCTCTGCCGGGGCTTCAGCGGTCGGCTCAGTGGCCTCTACGGCCAGCTCGAAGTCTATCTTCACTGTGTGCGCCGGCTCGTTGGCCGCATGGACGAGGGAGTACACCTTGTTCACGACGATGCCTTCAGCCACCGCGACGTCATAGTTTCCCTTGGCCGCGTTCCAGGATAGTTCAAGCAACATGTTTCTCCTCCTTGGCAAATTGCCTCTGTTTCTCCCTGGTCCCTCTGCCGTGACAAGCCACGCACCGCTTGGTTCCACGGCGCACGCCAGGCTCAAACCCTGAGCCGCCGCAACGCGTGCATTTGATCTTGAAGAAGTTCTGAATAATCCAGAGAAGGCCGTATTCGTGGGTCATCAATGCACCACTCTTTTATGCGCAATCAAGCCAGCATTGCTTTTGCATGGCTTCCCGCATTCGTCACAGGTCCATAGTGCCGAGGAGGGGGCTGTCTTACCAGCACCACTTGAGGGTGTCATGGCGTCGCCCCCTCCTTCTATCGGCACTCCCTTACCTTCTGGCAGGGGCTTCACTTCGAATCTCCCTTCCTTGGTCATCACCGCATCTTCCTCGGTAAAATTTGAGTGGCAAACAGGACATAGCATCTCTCCAAACCGTCTTGTAGCATCCAGCTCAAAAGGTGGTGGGAAGCCATTTTGTGGTCTTGGACTATAAAACATGCTGCCATCAAGAGGAAGATGTAATTTGTCGGTATCAACATTCGCAGCCCACTCTCCGCAAGCCACGCAAAGAGCTTTGGTAATCATGATGCCCACCGTACTGTTTGTCTAGGCTTGCTTATAACATCTTCTGGAGACCATCCCCTTTGTATGCGATTATCCATCCCAACTCTTCCTACAGTGCTTGGTCCTATAATGTCTCCAACGCTATATGTCAGCGTTATTTTCCCCATCACTTCTCCCTTTCCCCGGTTTCACCGATCGGCTTATCCGAGGTGCCTCTCATCATGTCTTCCCAGATGTTCGTTTGAACCAGCGGCTCCCCATCCTTCTTCTGCCTCTTGAAAACCAGCGAGGGTCTATTTTCTTGAGGCATAACAGTCAGCCTCCCCCATCGAAAACCGATCCTGGCGCACCACAGCGCGAGCAATATGCCGATAATGGCGCCAAAGAGGATGCCGAGGACGAAAAGCTCTTCTTGGGTCGCGGTCATACTGTCGTTACTCCATATTCCTGAAACTGCTTGCGCTTAGCTTCCATAGCGAGCTCGATGTCGGCCTGGTCACGCCAGCTTTGCCAAGGGACCCTATGATGTTTGATACACGAAAGCCATTGAAAGCTGCGCCCGCCATACTGCCAAACCTGAACAACTTTCTTGCACTCAGGGCAATATGCCTTCACTCAATCCCTCCGCACGGGTCAAATATATCCCCTTCCCCCTCCATCTGCCCGAAGACCTTGCGCAGGTAATTGTCTGTGCGCATCTGCTCGGTCAGGTGTATCCGCTCGGTTTGATTCCCCGGCTGGCCGGTGACGGCGTCGATGATGCGGTCGGAGAGAGGGCGCCGATGCTCTGGGTCCTTGTTAATCTGCACGATCTTGTCGAGGAGGAGTCCTATCAGCGCGAAGCTGTCGACCTGGTCCTTCGTGCGTGCCTTCGGAAATCGGCGCAGCTCGTATTCGAAGTCTGCCAGCCATGGGGGCTCAAACGCTCCCCGCTTTGGCAGGAGGATAACTCCCTGCTTTGCGCGACCCTGGATGGATCTGGCCCGGGCAACCTTGTCCTTATCAGGCCTAAATTCCTCAAGATTGAGGTAAACACCGGCTTCTTGCATGGCCTTTTTCAGGAAGGGCCCTATCGTGCGTTCTATGTTCTCTACCTCGATGGCGAACATGAGGGGCTTCCAGGTCCTCTGTACGTCGATGAGCTCCTCGATGATGGACAAGGCGTCCCAATGGCCGCGTCTTACGTGAACGACCGGCAGGCGCTTCAGCATGTCTATTCCTGCCACCACAATAGCGGTATAGGCTGCCTTCTCTCGTTCGGATATAGCCAGGTCAGCAGCGGCGTAAAGCGTGAGCCTGTCGGGGATTACCTCATAGCGGGGAAACCAGTTGAGACTGAAAAAAGCATTTTCGTCTTCAGGGGTTGGATCAAGGAGGTATTGGCAGGAGTAGATGTAATCCCCGACTGTCGGGTCCTTTCTGATTTCTTCTTGTCGATTGAGGCTAAACTGCTCTGGCCACAGTGCTACGGCACCATCGGATGACGGCGGTACGGCCTTACCGGTCATGAAATGATAGCTTGCCGGCCGCTTGTACGTCCGGTACATTCCGGACTTTTCCATGTCGCAGTGCAGGTCTCCGTCATCGTAGATCGTCCCTGCGATCTGAATATTTCCCCCAGTCTGAAGGATCGATGAACGCATGAGACCGTAGGCATCGCGGTTCTTGTCCATCATCTCCCTGGAGGTACAGGTCTCGGGCGTCACGATGTCATCACACTTAATCCTCGGAAAATGGAGTCCAGTCGGCTGGTTCTCAAGGCTGGTTGCCAAAAACGAAGGCTCCTGCCGACCGGTGTGATAGGGAAGAATGAATTCCTCGTCAGTCCACTTAGGTGATTCCTTTTGAGGGTTTGCCCATATCTTGTCAGGAAACAACTCTCGGAGCCTTCTGTTGCTCTCAAAGTGCCATTTGACGGCACGCATCTTCTTAACACTTCGCTTAAGGGCGTCACATACGATAGCGATAGGCTCTGAGGGGACCTTGAGGTATTGTCTGATGCCATCGGCAATAGTGAAAATTTGGGTCTTGCAGTGGCCGCGGGGGAGGAGAAACAACGACAGGTTGGTGTCCTTCTGGACTTCGGCAGCAAACTCCTGGTGTACGGGCCCGGTGAGCCACCAGTACCCCAGGATGAATTTCGCAAAGAAATAGAGGTCATTAAGCCCCCACTCCCTGATCAGATTCGCCTGGTCTTCCGAGGATAAGCTTTGTAAGGTCCTCAACAATGGCTCGTACTTCAGGTCCACAGGTAAGCTCATGCTGTATCGGTTCTCCCCCTTTTCCAGTGACCTGAACATTCTTCGCCGGTTCATCCCCTCTCAATTCCACCAGGCGCCACAGGGCGTCCAACTTATCGTAGAGTTCAAACTCGACGGTCGATGTTTTAAACATCTGCTCGCCGTCCTTGCTTTCGGTGATTCGTGTGTGTTCCTTCACCTTTTTGATAGCGGCCAGTTTACGCTTACCGCCTTTCTGGGCCTTGATTTCCTCAAAGGTATTAGCGCATATCTCCCCTCCTTCGGCAACCGTCAGGTAGTCATCGATGCGGGAGAACGCCACAGAGCAAAGCTCTTCGGCAATGCGTTTCAGGGTTCCCCCAGCTTTCTCGATGGTCTTGATTCGTTCAGCCACGACGATATCTGCTGCAATAGAAGGTGCTGAATCAGAAATAGAAATGCTCACCCCTAAAGTATGACGTATTACATTGTTGGTGTGCAGATGTTACTTTGATGTCAAAGGGGGATCATTTTTGATGTCACCTGATCCAAAATTATTGACTCTCCCCTGCCATTTGGAGTATCCTCCCCCCATACCCCCCTTAAGAACAACCTCATACACCCTTAGCCACTCTTCTACCTCACCACGTAGCAGATAAGGCCGTCCATTCGGTGCATGGTGAAACAACTTCTCCATCGCGTATCGTTCCCGCCATCGGTAAACTTTCCTCCATGCAACGTCCTGATCCCCTGATAATCCGAGCAATGGCTTCAGATACTCAATAATCGCTTTTCTTCCCACGATCATATCCTCACTCATTCTTCCCCCATGTTCTCGTATTCAGCACACCAACTTGCTTGATTCCACGCCGATCTATGCGCGAGTTTCTTTCTCAGCTCCCAGGTTTGCCCGATTCGATACCCATGCTCAAGATATTTGCACCTGGCAACCCCCTTTTTGATCTTGAATTGCAGACAGTTAGCGCAACTAACTTCAGGGATGTTCGACATTGGGTCCGATCTGTAGGAACCTTCAGGTCTTGCCATTATCTCACCCCAAACACTTCCATACTCCTCACCCACGCATACCCCACCGCCCCTATCACAATGGCTGCCTCCAGGATCCACAGGAGGCGGGTGCACCATTTATCCTTCGCTCTCATGTATAACCTATGCTTATGACATCATAAGTTCTTTTGTGCAAATACTGCTTGACACGTATTAAGATACGTGTTATAGTATAGGTATGATGATAGAGGATCAAATAAACCAAACGGAGGGTGCTATGAGAACCAGTGGAACATTTCAGGACGTGTACGAGGCGGCCAAAAACTACTCTAACGGTGGTACTACTTATGGTGGGCGCCCAATGAATCCGGTTGTGCGTAGGCGTGCCTCTGACGGCGTATGGATGTTGGAAAGCGGTCTTGATAGCGCGGAGGGCAGCGATCTTGAATGCTCTTTGGACGCATTTGACAACTGGTTTTATGAGAGCTACAAAACGGACTATATTCCAGGCGATGAGGACATAGCGGATTTTGCAACGACAATAACCGAGGATATAGACAATGTCTAAACTCAAAGTCCCCACTCTTACCTGTCTCCGCTGCGGCCACACTTGGGTTCCCCGCTCCGCCGATGTCCGGCAGTGCCCTAACCCTAAATGCCACTCGGTGCTTTGGGATGTGCCACCCAAAAAATCTATCAGCAAGTAATCCTCACGAGGCCCTTCGGGGCCTCTTTTTTGTTCGGATGCGCCATTTAGGGGCCATTAGCGGCCTCTTCCTCATCGTGACATTCCTTGCACAGCGTAACTAAGTGCTCCGGTGTCTGAAGCACATTGCGGATAATGTAATCAATCACCCGTTCCCAATCGATACCCGAGCAATGGTGAACCTCCACACTGAACTCGTGTCCTTTGGCCTTGGTTTGCCGTTTATGGCAGCCCTGGCATGTGTAATCGTCCCGACGTAATGCTGCACCCCTTTCGCGAGAACGGAGCCATATGAGGCGCACAGCACGCTTTACGTGGGCACGGGGGGTGACATCGGGATTGCGCTTCACTTGGCCTCCTTCTCGATTTCTACGCTTACCCTCACAGCTCTCAACTGGTGATTTCGTTTGACTGTCCGCCACGGCAATTTAGAATCCCTCATAACCGCCTTAATGGCGTTCTGCCGTTTCTCTCGAATTGTGAAATCCCAAATAGCATTCCATTTATCGCTGAATATCGCCCAAGCTTTCATCCCCCCACCTCCTCCACCGCCCTACTCTGCTCCCTCGCCTTTCTGCCGATCCAGGGGCCGACGAGAAGGGCGACAGGGAAAGAGAGGATAACCCACGCGGCCAGGATGGCGAGGAGGAGGCTCATAGTTTTGGCTCCTTGTCTTGCTTTGAGTCTACCTTCGTCTCAAGTTCTTGAAGGCGACATCCGATCAAGTACAAAAGGTCATGGAGTTGGTCTCGGAGCTCCCCGGTCTTCAGGTCGTTTATCATTTCCCACATATCGCGGCTTCGTTCCCCAGAGAATATTTCCATCCTTCCTCTCCTTGCGGGTCATAAGGCGTTGAGGTTCATGCTCACAGCCCTACCGCCTTGGCCTGTTCTCTCTTCAGCCAGTTGCATATGGTTTTTTTCCAATCTTTCTTCTGGGCGATCTTCTTTATCCTGTTCGGTGCCAGCTTCATCTTATCGAGCCATTGCGGTATATCGTAACGGAGCACCTGGGCGACATCCACGAGGGGGTACAATTTTTCCCATTCCTTGACCTGTTCGAGTGTGATGTTCTGCCATCTCATCGTCGTGAAGTCCCACCTAATCGCCGGGTACGAGGACGTCGCCGTACTTGTCTTCAAGGTCGGCGTCTTCTCCCTTTGTCCACTTTCCTTTCTGTCTGAAAATGCATCCTCGGGCCAGAGTGTATTTGAGCGCATATCCATTGGGATTAAACTCCGTCCTCCAGTTTTTAGCCTTCACGATCTTGATGACGTTCTTCGTGGACATCGTGAGGTAAAGCCGCGGCTTCTCAAGGCCCCTGAAACCACCGAGGCCCACTTCTCCGGTTACGCCGTCTTTCGTCTTGCGCGTGGGGTTCTTTTGCAAAGCTACGATTGCAATTCCTTTCTGAAGGCGGTCATGTATGGCTTTCATCATGGCGCCGATGGCCCAAAAGTCGGAATGCAGCTCAAGAAAGTCGATGATATTGATTGCGTCGGGGCGGATCACGTCCGCGAAGTCTGAGGATCTCTCCCAAAACTTCGCCTTCCATGACTCCAGGGGGAAGTCAAATTTGCTCAGGCGTTCACGCAGTTCTACCGGTCCCTGTTCTGATGAAAAGACGTGCGTCTCGTGCTGCGCTTGGTTCTCCAAGGCAATGTTAAGCAAAAAAGCCGTCTTGCCGGCATTAGGCTCGCCTGCTACCACGATGATATTTTTGGGGAGGATTTTAACGAAGCGTTCTATCTCAAATGGGAGGTGAATTTTAAACTCTTCGGAC